TGGTCGACGAGACCACAAGGGTGTATTCACCTACTAAGAAAAAAATGTATGATGAAGCCAAAGTATTTGACGAGTACGGAATACACCCAAAGAATTTTTTATTATTTAGAATGTTTGACGGAGACAAATCAGACGGAATACCAGGCGTAAATGGTATCGGAAAGAAAACTCTAATCAAGTTATTTCCATTTATGGAAACAGAAAACCAACACACATTAGATGATATTTACAGAAGTGCAGAAACACAGAAAGTTCCATTGTGTGAAAAGATATTACAATCAAAAGATTTATTAGATATGAATAAAACTCTTATGGATTTAGAAGACGGAATCATATCAGGACAACAAAAATTAAAAGTGAAAGAAATAGTAGAACGACCAATACAAAGATTAATCAAACATAGATTTCAAACTATGTTCTTAGAGGATAAAATGTATCAAGCATTACCTAATCTAAATAGTTGGTTGGCAACTACATTTAATCGTATGAATTACATAGCAGAAGAAACTCACAATGGGTAGAAAACGAAAATATCATACTGAAAAAGAAAGACGAGAAGCTCAAAGAAAGTGGCAAATGGACCATTATCAAAGAAACAAAGAAGAAATAAAAGAGAAAGCTCGTCAACGATATCGTCAAAAGAAAAAAAATGAATTATATGAAAAAAAAGCATCATCTTTGTATGGAGAACTTGATATTTAATATTAAAGGTTATGAGTAAAAACGAATCACTAATACAATACGGAACATCTTTCCAATCAAAAATCATCGCATCATTGTTGTTGAACAATAAGTTCATCAAAACCGTGTATGATATATTAGAAACAAGTTATTTTGACGCAGACTCAAACAAATATTTGATTAAAGAAATTAAAAAGTATTTTGACCACTACAAAATCCCACCAACAATGGAAGCAATGAAAGTTATCATTGATGATGTGGATAACGACACATTAAAAACATCAGTAGTGGATTCATTAAGAAACGCTTGGAACCACAGAGAATCACCAGACTTAGAATTTGTTCAAGAAAAAACCATAGAATTTTGTCGTAATCAAGTTATTAAAGCAGCAATTATGGAATCAGTAGAATTACTGGATACTCAACAATATGATAAAATCAAAGGTGTAATTGATACTGCGATGACCGCTGGTATCGAACGAGATATTGGACACGAATACATTACAGGATTGGAAGAAAGACTTACACAACAATCAAGAAAATGTGTTCCAACGAAGTGGGATAGTGTTAATGAATTAATGGACGGAGGATTAGCCGGTGGTGAGTTAGGAGTTATAGTTGCACCAGCAGGTATTGGTAAATCTTGGACACTACAAGCAATCGGAGCAGACGCAGTTCGTCAAGGTAAAACCGTGATACATTATACATTAGAATTAAATGCACAATATGTTGGATTAAGATATGATACCATTGTATCAGGACAACCAACGGCAAATCTACAATACCACAAAGAAGAAGTATTAAAGAAAATCAATCAATTAAAGGGTGAGTTGGTAATTAAATATTATCCAACAAGAAGTGCTTCAATCAATACAATCACGGCACACTTACAACAATGTGAACTACAAGGTATAAAACCAGATATGGTATTGGTTGACTACGCAGACATTATGAAGTCCACACAGAACTTCACAGAAAAAAGACACTCAATAGGATTGATTTATGAAGAATTAAGAGGTATAGCAGGGGAATTTGATATACCGATATGGACTGCTTCACAGGCAAATCGTTCATCTTTGGAAGAAGATGTAATTGGAGCAGATAAAGTATCGGAAGACTACTCGAAGGTGATGACTGCGGATTTCGTTATGTCTATGAGTAGAAAAGTAGAAGACAAGATAGCAAACACAGGTAGATTTCACGTGATTAAAAATAGATTTGGACCAGACGGATTAACCTTTCCGGCAACCATTAACACCAATACAGGTTTCATTCAAATTTATGAAACCAACACACAAGAAGGTAGACAGACCCAAGGCAAAATGAATAATTCTGAGGAGTATTTAAGAAAGACATTAGCTCAAAAAAAGAAAGATTTTGACGCTGGTGGGTTTGAATAAAAACTTCTAAGAAAAAGTTAGTAAAACTTCAAAGAATTTAAAATATTCTCTTATTAAACGAATATATATAATAGTTATTATCGTGAGAAAAATAAAGAGAAAAGAGGACAAATAAAATGTTTAAGTTATCAGAGAATTTTATATCAAAGTACAAACGCAAGAAAGCACCATTTGGGTTCAATGGTCTTGGAGAATTAGTCTATATGAGAACCTATTCAAGAATTAAAGAAGATGGAAAGAACGAAAGATGGTGGGAAACCGTCCAAAGAGTAGTTGAAGGAACTTACTCTATGCAAATGAATCACATTGAGGGTCATCAATTAGGTTGGAATCCTTGGCAAGCACAAAAATCAGCACAAGAAATGTATGATAGAATTTTCAATATGAAGTTCTTACCACCAGGTCGTGGTTTATGGGCTATGGGAACAGCAATCACAGAAGAAAAAGGATTGTATGCTGCACTAAATAATTGTGCATTTGTATCCACAAAAACCATTAAAGATGATTACGCAAAACCATTTTGTTTCTTAATGGACGCATCAATGTTAGGTGTTGGAGTAGGATTTGACACTAAAGGAGCGGGGGAAATAATCGTTAAAGGTGTTGAAATCAAAAGAGATTCACAACAATACCAAATCCCAGACACTCGTGAAGGTTGGGTAGAATCATTAAAACTATTATTAGAAAGTTATTTCCACGGACAAGCACCAATTGAGTTTGACTATTCATTAATCAGACCAGAAGGTGAACCAATCAAAGGTTTTGGTGGAGTATCATCAGGACACGAACCATTAGAAGAAGTCCACGAAGAAATTAGACAAGTATTAGAGGGTAATACTGGACAACCAATCACAATCACAACCATTGTAGATATTATGAATTTAATCGGTAAATGTGTTGTAGCAGGTAATGTTAGAAGAACTGCTGAGATTGTATTCGGAGACCCAGAATCAGAAGAATACTTAGACTTAAAAAATTACAAAGTAAATCCACACAGAGACCAATTCGGTTGGACATCAAACAACTCAGTATTCGCTGAACTCGGTATGGATTATACAGAAATCGCAAAACGAATCGTAGATAATGGAGAACCAGGTTTAGCTTGGTTAGACAATATGAGACATTATTCTCGTATGAAAAACGGAGGAGATAACAAAGACCATAGAGTAATGGGTGGTAATCCTTGTTTGGAACAATCATTAGAAAGTTATGAACTATGTTGTTTAGTAGAAACATTTCCAGACAATCACGATGATTTAGAAGATTACAAAAAGACTTTAAAATATGCATATCTATATGCAAAAACCGTTACACTCGGTAGAACCCATTGGGCAGATACCAATAGAGTTATGTTGAGAAATAGAAGAATTGGTTGTAGTGTAAGTGGTGTCGCACAATTCATAACTAATCGTGGATTAGATGAATTTAGAAATTGGTTAGAAGGTGGATACGATACAATACAGAATTGGGATAAAGTTTATTCAGACTGGTTTGCAATTCCAAGAAGTATCAAAACCACATCAGTAAAACCAAGTGGAACCGTGTCATTATTGGCAGGAGCAACACCAGGTTTACATTATCCAGAAAGTCGTTTTTATATCAGAAGAATAAGAATATCAGTTAATTCAGAACTGATTGAACCTTTAAAAAAGGCAGGTTATAAAATAGAACCAGCATTTGGTTCCGAAGACTCAACATTAGTTGTTGAGGTGCCAGTAGATGTCGGTGAAGGAATTAGAACAGCAGCAGAATTATCCATTTGGGAACAATTCAGTTTAGCAGCATTCCTACAAAGACATTGGGCAGACAACCAGGTCAGTTGTACTGTGACATTTGACCCAGAAAAAGAAGGAACAGAAATACCTAATGTATTGAATTATTTTCAATACCACTTGAAAGGAATAAGTTTATTACCAAGACACGATTACGGAGCATATCCACAGATGCCTTATGAAGCAATTGAAGAAAAGGAATACAACAAACAACTTAAAAAATTAGGTAAATTATCATTTGGAGTTATCAAGAATGAAGAAGCAGACGTAGATAAATTCTGCAATAACGATTCTTGTGAAATTCCAGGTGAAGATATTAAATAGTTTCCCGCTGGCAGACGACGCACCAGCATAAAAATGCGTCATCACAGTAACAAACAAGGAGAAACGATTATGAATATTCGTAATCTTATGGTATCATTTCTACTTATGACTGGATTGTTCGCACAATCTATTCACGGGGTAGTTCTTGATACTGACTCAAAACC